TCAGCAGATGAACCAAGTGTGCGAATAGCAGCTGCGCCATCCTTGACCAAATCAGTATCGTCAGGGGTATCCCAGCCATAATTAGTAGTCGTTGCCATTTATTCTCCTATGCCACAATTGTAGCGTTATACCATTCCAGTAATGGGTTTATTGTATTCCAACTTTCTACCGCTGGAACTGAATTCCAACGGAAGGCTTGAAGGCTGAAAGCGATAGGCGATAGGTTCATCGTCAGGTCTAAGCGGTTAAGACTTGCAGTCCAAGTCCAACCCTCAACAAATCCTTGAAACTCGCCATCGGTCATATTGGTTGGCAGATTAGTAATATTCAATGGCATACCCATAAATATATTTAGAAGGCTATCTCGGTCGGCATTATCAATCTCTGTATTGGCCGTAGTAAAGGTTATCTGCCTCAGGGCAAATTGAGGATAAGCGCGGATAAGTAGATAGAAGGCTGCTTGGGCTTCGGCATCGTGACTGTGGCGAAGGGTTGTAGATATTGTGGTAGCTAGTTGGCCGTAAAGGGATATAGAAGCTGCATCCTCATCAGTTACCGATGCGCTGCCAGTCCCATAGCCGACTGTGATTGCATTGCGGACATCCCCAGCGCGCTTGACTATTGAAAGGGCTGGGCCAATGGCGTGATTGCCATCAAGATCAACATAGCCATTAGTCGCGAGGTATTGGCTTCGATGTGTTGAATCGGCGTAACCAATTCGGCCTTGAGCATCTTCATATAAATATCCGAGTCCGCTAGTGGCATACCTAGAAGCTAAATTATAAACTGTGTCGTTTAGGCCAGTTTCAGAGTGCAACTCATAATCGCCCGGAGTATCTATCTCGCCTAATCCGCTATTTTCTGCATCCTGCCATTGCGTAGTTGGGTCATAACTATTCCAAGTCTCTGCCGCTGGCACTTCATTCCATTGGTCAAATAATACGCCGCTAAGCAATTTCTCAATGCGGTCTCCATCAAATTGATGGGCAAAGTTGCCAGTATAAACTGCCCTAGCAAGTCGCGCTAAAGCTCCTACTGCAACGATTTTAATCTGTTGGCTGGTAGCTGTTGATCCTGAAGTCTGGACTGTAATGCCTAAGTCAGTAATAAAGCCGCCAAATAGATTAACATAATCGCCATTAGAATCTTGGACTTCTATTGTTACTGCGTCATTTACTTCATAGGGAACTGCAGCTTCAGCTGTCTCTATCAGACTTAGATTGCAGTAACCAGCAATCGGCTGCTGATAAATATCTGTTCGCCCCGAGCTAATTGTTAATCCGCTTAGAGTGGCGCCAGTAACTGTTGATTCATTTACTTTAACGCGATAAACAGGATTCCAAAGGGTCATACGCCAAGAGTATCTAAGGAGCCAGTCCTTGCTTGACTTTCATTTAAGGCATCAATTACCGCTCTAGTAAATCCTTCGCTATCAATAACAGAAGCAGCATTGACATTTATAACGATGCCTTTAGTGGAAGTGTCTGAAGTAGTTGTTATGCCAGCTTTGCGATCTGCAATGCGTTTCCGAATAGCAGCTGTTTCTTCTTCTAGTTCCCTTCTTCTTGCAATTGCATCTAAATATTGTTGAGAAGGAACGAAAGGAAGAACAGAAGTAAATGGGTTACTAAAATTGCCTCCACCCCCATCTCCTTCGTCTCCGCCATCGCCGTCCCCATTACCATCGCCAACCATAAAATTAGCATTACCAAAAGGATTTAACTTGCCAAGAAATTGGCTTAAAGGATTATTTTTTACAAAATCGACAATTTTCTTATAAGCAGCATATAGGTTTTGGAAGAAATTAACCGCTTTACCTACAATATTTACCACCGCCGTAATGCCAGTGACTATGCCGCTAAAAGCTGATTTGAGAGCTCCTGTCATTATTGGCACAATATATTTATTTAAGAAATTCCATAAAGCGGTAAATTCTTCTTTATTATCATCAATAGCTTTAGTCAAAGGTTTTAATTTATCTTGAATAGCTTGAACCGCTGGGCCAACTTTGGTATTAAAAGTATCTAGTAATTGAGTTAGGATAGGCAATAATCGAGCGCCAACAGATTCTTTAGCCTCATCAAAAGCCCTCTGCATTCTTGCCATCTTGCCACTTAAAGTATCTGCCTGAACCGAAGCTTGGCCGCCAAAGGTTTCGGCAAGTGATTTAGTTACATCATCGAAGCTCATTGATTTTAACTCAGCAGCAGAAAGTCCTACGCCAAGACGCTGTAGCGAAGTGTTGTTGCCATCATAAGCCTTAGCAAGGGCTACGCTGACTGTCTCTAAATCCTTGCCAGAACCAGCAGCAATATCGAGAGCTAAAGTCTGTAATTTCTGCGCTTTTTCAACATCATTAGTCGCTCTTACTAGCTTTTCAAAAGAAGGTCTTAATTTGTCATCGGCCACACCAGTAGCCAAAGACATCTTTAGGATTTGATCCTCTACCGCTTTTATCTGTTCTTTGGTAGCTCCAGTCGTATTCTCTAAAGTCTGAGCTAACTTGACTTGCGCCTTCTCATCTTCTATGGCTGCCTTAACGCCATCAATTAGCAACTTACCAGCATAAGCAGCTGCGGCAGCAGCAGCAACGGCAAAAGCGGCAGCAGCCTTCTTTCCAAATTCTCCTAGCTTATTGCCAAAGCCTTCAACTTCTTTTTCACCTTGGCCAAGCTTTTTCTTTAAATCATCAACATCTGCAAGAATGGATAACTTCAGCGTTCTATTACCAGCCATTTGTTATCCCCATTTCTTTACAATTGCAGCAAAAGCTTCTTCCCATTTGCGAATCAATTCAGGCTGAATCTTGCGAAGTGTTGGGTAGATGAAGTAGCCAGAATTGCCGCGTCCGAGATTGGGAGTTCTTCTGGGGAACTGGCGATAGCGGTTACTTCCAAATTCAAGACCTGCCCAGAGCTTTTGTGTTGTTGCGCCACCAGAAAACCTCTGAGATGCAAAGCCATATGAGAATTCACCGATTTTGGATGACTTGCTAATTCTGACACCTTCGGCAACTCGCCGAACACCAGCACCCGAGACTGCTCGTCCCAGCGCGGTGACTTTAATTTGATTGGCTGCGTAGGTTGCAAGGGCGCTACTTTCGGTTCTAGCTTCTTGGATTGCTTGCTCATCCATTGCTTTAAAGGCTTTGAGAATACCGCGTAGCTCGCTACGATCATAAGTAATCGGATCACTTGCCACCATTTCTCTCCTTTAGTATTTCCAAGGCTGTCAAGACATCTTCCGCATCATCCCAATATTGTTTGGGAATCCGCGTCTCAATTGCCAGAAGCGTTAGAAGATAGTTTAGGCTTCCAGCGGTGTGGCTTTTGGGTTTTCATTCACCACATCGATATCTGCAACTGTCTCCATCCATACTTCGAAAGATTTAACTGGCTTGCCAGCCGCTTCGCGTTTCATTGCGTTATATGCCAGAAACATAATGTCCCAGACACCGCCTAATTCGCCAATCGTCTTGCCAGTTGCTTTCTCCCATTTGGCATACTCGGGCGGTTGGGCAATATAAGTTGCTTCCTCGCCCGAGTTATATTCAATTTTTATTTGCGACTTCATAGCTCCCGATGCTCCGATCTCTTAGCTGAAGTTCTCTGCTGGTTGTCCAATTACTGTCATTGTCCAAGTGTCAGTTAGCGCTCCTGGTGCTGCGCCTCCTGCTGTTGGAAATATTGGCAGAACTTGGAATGTAAAAGTTGCGCCAGATGCGGCTGTAAATACTGTTGAGATTCCAGTATTAGGCGCTGATTCTGCTACGCCCCACATAATTTCAAATAGAGAGCCAGTCGCTCCCCAATCCTGCAATAGTTCAAGTGTAAAAGTCCATTGCTTATCTACGGACTTATAAGCGCGACCATCAAGGGTTTGATAAGTCTCGATAATTGTTTCGCAGCTTAAAACTGCAGAAGTAGTTTGAGCATCGAAGTTGTTACCACCAATGGTAAAACTAACATCGCGCCCAGTTATTACTGTTGTTGGCATTTAGGTCTCCTATGCGGTTTGCTCGTAGCGGACGCTCAAGCGGATATCTGAAACTAGCAGGGTAGTAGTTCCTACTTCGGTTACCGAAGGTCTTTCGACTATTGATAACTCATACTTGGAAGCGTTTAGCGCTCCAAGAATACTGATAATTAATTGCTCTAAATTGTCCAGAGCAGCGGCGTTGCTGAAATACGCAACGCAAGCAGTTATAGTGTAATTTAATTTGACGCGAGTAGTTGATTTGCCTAAGACTTCAAGCTCCATATACGGCGAGTCTGGAATGACAATAATTGCTGGAACGATAGGCGCTTCTGGAACTGAATCATAAATGTTGGCGGTGCAGCCAACCAGAGCGGTTTTAAGTTGGCCTCTAACATCTGTAGCAATTGTTGATGGCATTAACCGACCATTGTCTCTACATCAAGGTATGGCCCTAGTAGCCCAGTTACTTTGGCAAGTAAATTCTTGGATAGGCGGTAAGGGGTAACTGCAAAATCTATGCCTTCTATTGATCCACCAGCGGCTGTTCTGGCTTGGAAGATTTCGACTGAGATAGCCAGAATTGCAGCTTCAGCATTGGCATTTCCGACATAGGTTGATAGTCCAGAGAGCGCAGCGTTTCCTGCTGGGATAACATTCTTTTCCAATATATCTGCAT